GCACTGACAACAAACGCTGTGCCAGCATTGATATTTCCGTTGGTTGTAAAGAAGTAATCGTTGATACTGAAAGATTCTGCGCTGTCGGCGCCGTATTGGTCCGTGTCCGTGCTTCGTGTAATCACCGTAGCATTGGAGTACACATACACACCGTTTTGCACAGCATTGGCCTGATCCTTGACCAAGATACGTGTGCCCACGTTTGCAACGTTGGCCGTGTCAATTGTGGTATATGTGCCGGTTGTGGTCAGTGTTGCACCAATGCCATTGGCCGCACCGTTGGGTTGTGCATAGGTCACTGTGCCGCCAGTGGCTGTGTTCAAGTTAGATACGGTGGCTGCGAACACTGCTTCGTGTATGGTTATGCCTGTGGTTGCGATGGTATCAACATAGTATTTGCTGGCTGCATCACCATCTTGTATCGGAGTCAATTGCAGACCATTGATATACTTGTTGTTGAGCACAACGTTGCCGGCGGGCTCTAGATTGATATTGCCAGAATTTGTACTAACAGTCAGTGCGGTAGGATTAGTCACTGTGGAAGAAACTAGGTTGCCACCAGTTACGTTGGCAGTGGCACTTACTTGTCCACCTGTCAACACGTTACCGCCAGTTACGTTGCCTGTTACTGAACTACTTGACCCTGTAATAACTCCACCCACAGTACTGGCAGCAGTTTGTGTGCCAGTGACACTGGTACTTGTACCTGTTATGACTCCACCTGCTACGCTGGAAGCAGTTACGCCACCGGCCACGGATACCAAGCCACCTGTGAGCAAGTTGCCACCGGTGATGTTGCCGGCTGTGCTGAATGAGGCTGCTGTCAATGTACCAGCAGTGTTTATATTACCACCTGTTATGTTTCCTGTGGCCGATATCAAGCCACCGGTTAACACATTACCACCAGTTACATTAGCTGTGGCACTGACTTGTCCACCGGTTAACACATTACCACCTGTTACATTGGCTGTGACACTGACACTGCTTCCTGTGATAACACCACCGGCCACTGAGGCAGCTGTTACACCACCGGCCACTGATACCAATCCACCTGTTAATACGTTGCCAGCAGTGATGTTGCCCGAGGCTGTTATGGCATTGGATGTTTTGTCAAAAGTAAATGCGGCGCTGCCGGCCAAGATGTCGCTGTCATTGAACTGAATGTTGGTGTTGGCACCGCCTGCGTCAACGTTACCACTAATATTACCTATGAAGTTTGCGGCTGTTACGTTACCAGTGAAGGATCCTTGGCCACCTGACAGTATGTTGCCAGCGGTGAGGTTGCCTGTACCAGATATGGTTCCACCTGTGGCCAAGTTGCCACCAGTAATGGTAGCGGTGGCACTTACTGTGCCACCTGTGGCCAAGTTGCCGCCGGTAATGGTAGCAGTTGCTGAAACTAATCCACCTGTTAATAAGTTGCCACCAGTGATGTTGCCACCAGCACTTGCTGTGCCGGCAGTGGCCAAGTTGCCACCGGTGATTGTGTCTGTAGCATTAACAGCACCAATTATGTTGCCAACTAAACTGGTTGTGCCTTGTACGATAAAGTTACCTGTGTGTAGGTTGGCATAACTGGAGATGTTGAATGTGGTATTGGAAATGGTGGTGTTGCTTAGAGCTGTTACAAACTCAAGAGCACTTTCTTTCCAGGCCAGCACCGCAGAGTTTTGGCTGCCGCGCAGGCCAATGGTACCAATGTCCAGTGTGGGTACGCCCGAGGTCTGACCGTCGGCCAAGGTGATCAAGGGATCCAGGATCAAGGTATTGACTGTGTCTACCGCAGTGGTAGTTCCGTTGACTGTCAAATTGCCTGAAATAGTCAGATCTGAACCATAGGTCAGATTGTTAGCTATTTTGCCGGCTGTGATGCTGAAATTTTGTAGTTTGGTACCTGCATTGATACCTACAATAGCGTTGCCTGCTGAGCTATCAGTGATCTGATTATTTTTGATTCTTGTAACAGCCATGTTCGTCCCCAGTGTGTAAATCAGCCGTCATTTTTCACGGGCTATGAGTTATTTACCATATACCGGAAATTTGTTTTTGTAGCAGGTGTTTTGTTGTTTTGGGTTGGCTGTGGTGGCAAGCGTTGAACTTGTATTTATCTATAACTCGCTAATCCTGGCAGTTGCATGGAAATTTACAGGAATCTGATGTCTATCACATCACCTGTTGCTGGAGCTTCTGTGAACACCAAGTTTGCACTGGGGCTTGGACTCATGGCATAGGCCTGCGTGGGCACCTGTGTGATGCCGTTGAGTATGACCAAGGCAGCTGCGGTTGTGGTTGAACGATCCAAGACAAATGTCACAGTTGACCCGTCGCCGTTGAGCGTTTGATTGGTAACTGCGCCTTGGCCCACCTGATCCCATTCTGTGCCGTCGTAGACCTCTACTCGGCTGGTGGTGGTGTTAAATCTCACTGTGCCTGCTACATTGCCCGCATTCGGCCGCTGAGCAGTATTGCCCGTGGGTATGACCAAGCCCGTGGTGGTATCTATGGTGACCAGGCCCGTGCCCGTGGGTTGTAGCGTGATAGTAGCGTTGGCTATGTTGGCCGAGATGGTGGTGTTGCTTATGGTAAGGTTTCCTAGCACAGCGGCACCGCCTACCCCCAAGGTTCCTACATATCTGTAGCCCACAATAAACACAGATTTACCTGAGATACCACTGGCTATGACCGATGGAATTGTTGCACCATTAAAGTTGAGCACACCTGCTTCGTAGTCAAAAAACCAAGTGTCGTCACTGCCAGAACCGGCCTGGAACAGCTTGGTTCCTGTGGTTTGCGGAGTGGTTGACCCAATCACATCCACATACACCTCAACCAGATATGTGGACCCAAACTGTGTGGGAATCCAGTTAGTCTGATTGGTTTTCCAAGTCTGATTGTCCGGAGCTGTGAGATCTTCTGTGCATTCCACACTGGGCTCAAAACTGCCCACACCATCCTTGTAGACCTCGACTATGGCAGTATTGGCAGCCGGTGCAACACCAGGTATGTCTCCGCTCTGGGTCCAAACCAGGTGTCCCAGATACAGCAAGGGGCTGGATATGCTTTCATTAAAGGCTTCTTTGCTGCCTGCGCCCGGCGGCGGTATGGATGTTTTGGCCACGCCATAGCCCAGTTTCTTGTACAAGAAATCAAGTTTCTGACTTTCGTTAAACGAAGCAGCCATTACACAGGATCTCCTATGGACAATGCGGTAATAGTTTGGCCACTGGCAAGTGCTATACGAACCAGTATGTTATTGCCTGTACTGTTGCTGGCGTTCTGCGATCCCAGTGTCATGGTGTAACTCACATTGGCAATGGCCGAGTTTAGTGGTACTACATCAGCACCTGTCAAGGCCACACCATTGGTGCCATTGCCACCATTGGCTGTGCTGGCTCCTGGTACCCCGCTGCCATTGTATTGTATGCTACAGTCCAGCCAACCGTTGATGGTACTGGTCGGGCCAGGGAATCCTGGTGTGGGTGTGACAAATCCACCGGTGTCAATTGTGGTGCCCGGTGCCGCTATCCACATGCCGGATATGCCTGTGGTGCTGGTAAGTCGGATATCAAAGTTGGCCATGGTTGCCCTGCGGAATGCAAATGTAAAATACTGCACTCCGCTGCGCCCGGTGGCCAGATTGGGTCCCACTGGTAAAAATCCTGTGCTCAGATCTGTGACAAAATGTTTCAACGCCCCATATCGTACCACTGCCTCTTGTGTGCCGGCTATGGTCTGCACGCCGGTCCAGACGTTGGCTGTGTAGTAGTTGGTGGCTCCACTAAAGCTCGGGTTGTTGGCTGCTGTGCCAAAGCCGGTGATGCGTTTGCCAGCATCAGTGAACACTGACCCCAGGGTGGCACTTACAGCTATGTTGCCTTCCTGTACGCTGGAATTAGCCGTGGCATTGACCTGTATCTTGGTGGGCAGTTGCACAGTGGTGCTGGTACCAATCACATTGAACAGGTTGGCTCCAATGTTGGCTGTGCTGTTGACCGCTCCGTTGATCAGCACTGTCATGTTGCCAAGAGTGTAGTTTGAAGCAATGCCAACATTGGCATTGACATTGGAACCAGTCAACATGCTGGTAAGTCCGTCAATTTGAGCCAGTGTCTTGGTCTGGTTGGATATGATTGATCCTGTGCCTTCGGACACAGTGCCTGCACTATACGTGAACGGTGTGGCGCTTCGGAAGGTCTGCCCGCTGAAATTCTGGACCTCTAGATTGGCCACGGTCACGCTGGGACTGCCCGTGGCGCCGTAGTATGGTATGCCTGAAATATACACATATGTGCCTGCAACAGATTCTACCATGATCACATTGCCAGTGACCAAAGAGGGTGCAGAGTTCAAGTTGTCTTTGACCATACCAACAGTGTTGGTATTGCCCGACACTGTGTGCCTGAGCTGGAAATCGTTGTAGCCTGTGCCCAGACTGGCCAGGGTGTTGCTGATGGTGGCAGAAAATACCTTGTAGAATCCTGTGGGCACAGCGGCATTGGCCACGTGCAGATCTCGATCAGCTGACACTATCAACGCACCTGTGGTGCCCACAGTGTTGCCGCCGATGGTAAATGTCACATTACCTGCGGCAGTGTTGTTGACAAAGGCAGTCAATGTACCTGTGGTTGCTGTGTTGGCATTTTGAACTTGTGTGCTGGTCGCAACTGGTGTAGTGGTGGCCACACGAGTTACTGACGTACCATTGGCTACAATATTGCCACCAGTGTTGTCTTGGGCGCCAGCTGCCAGCAGCGGACTAGTTCCTTGACTGGCTGTGCTTATGGTCACATTGGTGTAACCACTGAGATTGGTAGGCGCAGTGGGATTGGTCAATATGGTAATATAGCTGGTTCGAGTCTGTGTGTTGCTTTGTGATATGGTTCCAGGGGTACCGTTGGCTTGTAACGCCACAGTTTTGGTCCCTGTGGTCGGAGATCCCACAGCCGTCAGATACGAATGTGTAATATTACCAAACGTTGATAGCCCGATGTTGCTGGTTGTGTCGCCCCAGGTCCAATTAAAAACATTACCAGTAAAGGCCACGTTGGGCGATGTGTCGTTACGGAAGTTAAACAAACTTCTATCGCGTCCGTTGTAGTCAGTGTATAGGTATCCAACCTGTGCGTTGGAGGTAAATCCTGTGGCATCAGTTTGCGTATTGCTGGTTCCTACAAAATTGGCTCTGACTTCAGGTTCAATAGAAATAGCCACGTTGCCAGACTTGAATGGGCTGGTACTGAAGCCGGTGTACAACCAAAGATTTGCCACACGGTTAACTGTGGTGGCAGCATTTTGTTCTACCGAAGTCAGAGCAAAAGTATGTGTAATGTTGGCTGCACTGGGATTACCGGCCAGGCCGGTTTGAATATTGATGTTGCTGTTGGCCGTACCATCTCCCCACTGGAAATTGTATACTTGTTGGGCGCCAAAGCTGGCTGTGTTGCCAGGACTACCAGGTGTTTGATTTTGAAAACTTACCACACCACCCAACGTGGCCAAGTAGTTAATTGTGGTTGCAACATTGGCCGCTACCGCAGGACTTTGCGGTGCGTAAACTTTGACGTTGGTGTTGGCCGACGTGACACTGTAAGGTGGTGCATTGCCGGCTGTTTGATTTGTACCTGTTAAATTGATTCCGTATATGGCATCGGTGTTGGCTGAATTAATATAGACGTGGCTATTAGTGACAAAAGCATTTCCAGGATCAACAATATTACCATCGCCATAGTTGATCGAATAAGATGTGGCATACTGACTGGTATTGGTCAATGTTACACTGCTACCAGTGTCTAACGTTGTTGGGCTTGTGGTAAATGACGGTATTGGCAGGGGTGTAAACAGGGTAATGTAATTGGTATTGGTTGATGTTGCGGTTGAACCTTTGGCTCCGGCTGCGGCGTTGCCACTGTAGGTTCCGTTGGTGTTGTAAGCAGTATAAACCACTGAAAATTGTCCGCCCAAAACGTTACTATAGGTGTGCGTTGGGTTGGCCGATGTGCTGGTTGTGCCGTCGCCAAAATCCCAAAGGTAACTGTTTGGATTGCCAATGTAGTATCCGGTAAATGCCACACTCAGTGGACTGGGGCCAGATGTCACGTTGGCAGAGATGTAAACATTGCCTACATAGGTATTTCCAGCAATGTTCAAGGCCACTTGGTTTAGATCGTCTAGACCGTCGGTCACAAATGTAGCAGTGGTCCATCCTGGGTAGGCCACGTTGGTGGTCAGGCTTCCATCGGTGGGTGTTCCTAACGGAATTAGATTGCCAGTAACATTTCCAGCAACATTGCCTATTGTTTGGTCTACATAAAATTTGGTAGTGGCATCAGAATTGGCCACTGGATTTGCTAGATTATTAATGTTGACATTGCCAGCGCTGATATTGCCAATGTTGGAAATGATCACGTTGCCGACCTTGATGTTGCCGGTGACTTCTAACTTAGCGGCAGGACTGACAGTGCCAATGCCCACGTTGGCATTACTAATAGACAGATCAATGCCATCTCGTTCAAGATTGCTTGATAATATCTGTCCTTTTACGTAGTTGACTGCCATGGATTATCCCTGTGTAGGATATTTAGCTGATTAGCTTGAGGTGTGAATCACGTTGATGGGCACAGTGTTGGGTGGTGCTGATGTAAATGTAATATCGTATCCGCCGTTGACAGTGTAAGACGTTGCAGACTCTTGGTAAATTGATCCCACAAACACAATGATCTGGGTGGCCGTGCTTTCGGCTACACTCATTGTGAACACTGTTTGTACTCCGTTGCCAACAAAATTGTCCACGGTGTATTCAACATCACCCGAACTCAGAGCCACATATTGGGTGCCGTTAAAAAATTCAACAAATCCAGACGAGTCGGTGTTGTAACGTATGAGTCCAAATGCTGGATTATCTGGACGCTGGCTGCTGTCGCCTGTGGGAAGTACTACTCCGCTACTTCCACTTTGCAATCGACGATTTTTTACAAAATATCCCATTAAATTGTGGTAAACGAAGTGACAGCGGTCACTGTGTTGGCTGTAGCTATTACTTGTACAAAATCTCCAGTGCCCAACAATAACTTTTCTCCGGCAGCATAGATTTGATAGGTGTCACCGCTGGCCAGTGGCAAAGCATATAAAATTTGATTGCTAGTTGTTGCGGTGCCACTGTTAGGCACTACAAACACGTTGGCAGTTACATTTGCTGCGCCCCAATTGTTTAGACTGAGCCAGGTAATGGCTGTGTTTCCGCCGCTGGTATAGACTGTATTACCAACTACTGTGTTGCTGATCACTTGTGTTGTTATTGACATTTTTGTTCCTTAAAATATGATTGCGTAGACAATGGCTTTGCCTTTGCTGACCAATTCGTCGTTGGCCGAAGCTGATGTAAAGTACAATCCTGTGCCCCCACTGCCAACCACATTGCTGTAAACAGCCACCGCATTGGCCACATTGGCCGGTGTTGCGGTATTGGCAAACACCTGGTGTCCACTTAAAAAAAGTTTGTTGGTTGTGGTATCAAAAGATAGGTTGGCTGTAGCGCCAAATGATCCAGCATTATTAAACTGTATCTGAGTGTTTGCGCCGGCCGCTGCGGCTGCGCTGGTAGTGGTAATAATATTGGCATAACTGGCAATGGCCGCGCCTGCTCCGGTGACACTGTTGCTGATCTGCCAGGCGTTGGCCACAGAGTTGAATCGTAATCCAGCAAAGGTTGTAGGGCCTGTTTGGCCCAACAATCCCATTTCAGTAACTGTGCCGGTGTTGTTGGCAGCAACTACAATAAAATCGTCAACTGTGGTCAGGTTGCCGGTGTAGGTTAAACTACCATTGAACACAGTGTTGGCATAGTTAATGGTCAACGTGGCCAGTCCGTTGTCGCCGGTTAGTGTCAAATCGCCACTGGTGTTCTTGTATGTGGACATCTATAGATCCTTTTGATTATTTATGCGGTCCGTAAATGCGTCCAAATCAAGGTGAGTTAGATTTTTGACTGATTCTAGTTCTGCTATTCTGGCTGTAGTTGGACCGCAAACACGCACAAATTCTGTATGCGGGTAATCTTTGCAGATTTCAACTATTTGTCGTTTCCAGTTGCCGGCAAAGGTGGGCGGGTGTGCTGATGTCTTGTAAAACTCTGTATCAGCATAGACATTGTTGAATGTGTTGTTGATGTTAGGGCCCATGTCAAATCCCAGCAGGTAGACTCGCCTGTGTCCGTGTTCGGCGGCTAGAGCCACTGCGTTAGGGCCCGAACTGTAGCCGTGATATTTTTTCAATAATGTCTTGGCTCCTAAACCCTCTATCGGGCGTCGAGTGTAAAACTCGTGATTTTTAGCATAACCAGATTCTTGTATGGCTGCAGATATAGGACGATCTGTGGCTACCAAGATATTGGGCACAAATTCTCTGTGCAAGGCATTACAACCATAGATCTTGCCATAGGGTTGCAATTCTGACAGATTTATATTTTTTCTGCTGATCCCGTTACCTAGCACAAATGCTTGACTCATAAAAAAATCCCCACAGTACTTATTGTGGGGATTTTGTTGTTACTACAAAAATTAAGCTGCTTTGTAGTTTTCTACGATAGCAAGATCCAAGTTGCCGTTTGCCAATTGCTCTGAGCCGTTTGCACCCCAGGTGTCAACTTGTGCACCACTTTTGACTGTTACCCCTTCGTCGCTGAAGAAGTTGGCTGCAAACTCAACATCGTTGACTACCAACTCAGCATTCCAAACATCGCCTGTGTTAGCATTGCCACCTGTGGCTCCGCCAGCAAAGTTCTGCAAGAACTTGTTGGTCAGTTTACTGATTGCTGTTTCTGTAGAGTCATTGCTGAAGTAGCTGATGCTCATGTTGCCGGCTGTGGGGCTCAAATCGTTGGCCAACACACAGATGCCAACAGCATTCACACGCCCTGTGCCGGTGCTGCCCAAGGCCGATGTAGCTGTAAAGATTGTA